CGCACTTGATAAACAAACTGGCGGTAACCATTACAAGGATATGGCTATCCAACCGGCAGAGTATGCTGAGAAGAACGGCTTGTCGTTGCTTGAGGGTAACATCGTTAAGTATGTTTCACGGTGGAAAAAGAAAGGTGGTCTAACTGATCTACAGAAGATTATACATTGTGCAGAACTCATTATAGAAATACACGGCATAAAAGAGAACAAATGAAATTAACTATAGAGTTAGACGAAGAAGATGTAGAAGAAGTTATGCAACTTATACATAGACTTACTGAAGTAGTAGAAAAGTTAGAGGACTACGTGGAGGAGAAGCAAGATGCAAAATGAAACAGCTGAACCTATGCAAGAAGAGTCAAAAACCATATGCACCAAACCTTACTACGATGCTTTCGATGTGTGTCTTATATGCTCTCATACCAGAACAGACCACAAGGAGATTGAGGATGAGTGATCCATATGTGTTTAACTGTACGGTAGTGCGTGTAATTGATGGAGATACTGTAGATGTCGATGTTGATTTGGGTTTTGGTTGTTGGGTACGCGGTAACAATGGTCGGATTCGTTTGTTTGGCATTGATGCTCCCGAATCTCGCGGAGGAACTGTGGAAACAAAAGCACATGGGCTTCTCGCAAAGAAGTTTGTACAAGACTTCCTCAAAGTCGGAACGACATGCACGTTAAGAACTTTAGATAAGGGTAAGTTTGGTAGGTACTTAGGTGACTTTAAAGTTTACGACAAGTGGCTATGTAAAGAACTTGTAGATAACTTTCTCGCTGTACCCTACTCCGGGCAGAGTAAAGACACTATTGCAATGCTACATGAAGCTAACCGTCAGAAACTAATAAAACAGGGGTTGTTATGAGATTATTGTTTATAGCTACGCTATGCCTGCTCTCTCAAATAAGTACGGCGGAATGTAGATACGTGTGGGTGGACCATGACTACAATGTAAGAACGGCTTTAGTGCAAAGACAAGTTTGTGATTCACCCATAGACTTACCTGCCCTGCCTAAGCTTAGCTTACCCCCACTCGTATTGCCTTGGACATCTACAATAGCACTACCCACACTAGACCTTGTGCCATGTAAAAACATAAATGTATACGAGAACGGAGAATGGGTAGTAAAAAAGGTCTGCTCAAAATGACAGCTTGGAGTTACAGTAGCATAAGCACGTTCAAGCAGTGCCCTAAAAAATACTACCACTTGAAGGTAGCTAAGGACGTGAAAGATAAAGGTAGTCAGGCCCTTGTGTATGGAAACCAAGTGCATAAAGCAGCCGAGGAGTTTATTAGAGATGGAATTGAAATCCCCAAAAAATTCTCCTACATGAATCCGATACTAGATTCTCTATCTAACATTGAAGGGGACAAGCATTGTGAATTACGTTTTGGTATATCTTATGACGGAGAAAAACATAAGAAGACTAAGTTCTTTGCCAGAGATGTATGGTGGCGTGGTATTGCTGACCTAGTAATAGTAAACCATGACAAAGCGTTTTTAATAGACTACAAGACCGGAAAAAGTGCAAAGTACGCGGATACTGCACAGCTCGACATATTAGCAGCGGCGACTTTTACTTATTTTCCTGAAGTGCAATACATAAAATCTGCGCTAGCTTACGTAGTTAGCAATGAGTTTGTAAAGAAAGTGCATACACGAGACGAGCACGAGCTTTTATATACCACCTTCGATGAACCTTTAGAGGCTCTAGCTTCTGCGGAAAAGTATGATGTGTGGAACGCTGTATCGGGTCCACTGTGTGCGTACTGTCCGGTAACTAAATGTGAACACAATAGGAACTAATTATGACCGTTAAAAAACGAGATTACAAAGCTGAGTACGCTAAGTATCAGGGTACAGAAGAGCAAAAGAAGAACCGTGCAAAACGTAATGCTGCTCGACGCAAAGCTGCAAAAGATGGCAAAGTCAGTAAGGGCGACGGTAAAGACGTAGCACACAAGAAGGCTATATCTAAGGGTGGAAAGAACTCAGGCAATACTAAAGTAGAATCAGCCGGCGCTAACCGCTCGTTCAAGCGTAACTCAAAAGGCAAGTTAGTCTCAGAGAAAAGCACTCGTGAACGGAAAGCATAATGCAGACAATAACTACTGCAAAACTTCCCTGCGCTAACGACGAAGAAATACAGTACGCCTACGAAGATATTGTTAAGGAAGCAAATAAATATAACCACTGGGGTAATAAGCCAGATATACCGTTAGTACCAATGCACACCTACAAAGGTGATGTTCCTAGTACAAGAAGAATTAGTTATCGCACGTTACAAAAGTTTAAATGTAGTTACGATGACGAAAATCAACCTGTAATAATGAGAGGTGCATGGGAAATTATGATTAACAAGTACTCCTCAAGAAAAGCGTTTAACGACGAAGTAAGGGAAAGATTCTTACGTTTTTACAAAGCTACTATTTTAAGTTACGAAGACGCTGACAAATGGAGGAAGAAAATAGATAGTTTAATGCACAAAAAAAAGTACAAAAGACGTTTCTACAGACAGACAAACACCGAAGGTATGTATACTAACCCTAGGTATTTGTACTCTAACATAGACTGCAATTTTTTTATATTTGGTATTGGATATCATTTTATAGAAAAAGAAAAAATACAAGTTGTTAAATCAATTTATAGACACATTAAAAGACTAACCGTACTAACCAACCCACATCAGGAGAAAACTAAATGGCAGCAATTAATACAACAGGCGATTTAAGAAAGTTTCTTTGTAGCTCTATTACTTCAGTAGCAAATGGAACAATGGATATAAGTAAAGCCAGAGAGGTTACAAAACTTGCAGGGCAAGTAAACGAATCTTTCTACTCAGAAGTTAAAGTTGCAAGGTTGCAAATAGATTTAAAAGAAGAATCGGATAAACTAGGTTCTTTACCAGTAGCCGGTAAATAACTAATGCAAGTAGTCGATGATAAGGCGATCATACTTAGAACTAAACGTCCGCATCTAGTCACTGAGGCTATCGAAAGATGTAAAGTCTTAAGCGAAGAAGATGGGATGTATAAAGTTGCAGTTAAGTGGGACTTAAAAGGAGCGCAAGCACTAGCAAAGTTGAAGGTTGAAGGTACACCTTCGCCCATTACACGCGACTACGAATGGACTGGTAAGCATGAACCCTTTGCCCACCAACGTGAAACTTCTGCTTTTCTTACACTACACAAGAAAGCTTTTTGTTTTAACGAGCAGGGTACAGGTAAAACTGCTAGTGTAATATGGGCAGTGGATTACTTGATGAACTTAGGACACCTCAAACGTGTACTTGTAATCTGTCCTCTGTCTATTATGAAATCAGCATGGCAACAAGACTTATTTAAGTTTGCCATGCACCGCAGTTGTTCAGTTGCTCACGGCACGTCTACCCAACGCAAAAAGATAATCGACGCAGGAGCAGAGTTTGTCATCATAAACTTTGATGGCGTGGCTGTAGTTTCAGAAGAGATTGTCAATGGTGGGTTTGACATGATCGTAGTTGATGAAGCTAATGCGTATAAAAACGCGCAGACAAACCGTTGGAAGACGCTTAACAAACTTGCGACTAACATTCCCTGGATGTGGATGCTTACTGGTACTCCAGCAGCTCAATCACCTGTTGATGCTTTTGGTTTAGCCAAGTTAATTAATCCAGATGGCGCACCTAAATACTTTGGACAGTTTCGTGACAAGGTTATGTACAAGATAACCCAATACATATGGAGACCTAAGCCAGATGCAGACACTACGGTACATAAAGTTTTGCAACCGGCAATTAGGTTCGAGAAAGACCAGTGCCTAGACTTACCTCCAGTTGTGCATGTAGAACGCGAAGCTCCACTTACTAAGCAACAAGAGACTTACTATAAGTTATTGAAAGATAGGATGATGATGCAAGCAGATGGAGAACAAGTTACTTCGGTCAATGCTGCTACTAACTTAAACAAGCTGTTGCAAATCTCAGGGGGTGCCGTTTATTCCGATGACAAAGAAGTTATACAGTTTGATGTAAGTAACAGACTAAAGATTGTAAAGGAAGTAATTGAAGAGTCATCACACAAAGTACTCGTGTTTGTACCTTTTACGCATACTATAGAATTACTTAAAGAGTTCTTAACTAAAAGTAAAATTACTTGCGAAGTAATCTCTGGGAAAGTCACGGTTAACAAACGTGCTGAGATTATTAAGACGTTCCAAGAAGATGACGACCCACACGTTCTTATTATACAACCGCAAGCCGCGTCACATGGTTTAACTTTAACAGCCGCCAACACAGTTATATGGTACGCACCAGTTACTAGCGTAGAGACATACCTACAAGCTAACGCTCGTATAAATAGGCCCGGTCAACGTAACTCTATGACGGTGGTACACGTAACGGGAAGTGCTGTGGAAGAACGGCTCTACACAATGCTTCAAAATAACATCACTAACCATAACAAGATCATAGATTTGTATAGGCAGGAAATAGATGCTTGACAATGTAAAAGACTCTGCTAAACTGGTTATCCCTTTGAAAAGGAGCGAACATGACTAAGTTAACAGCAGACAAGATGGCCTCAGACTATATGAAGTTGAGGCATACCATAAAAGATAAAGAAGACGAGATTAAAAAACTCAAAGCAATACAGGCTAAGATTTCTGACAAGATGCTAGAGCTATGTGCAGATCAAAATGTAGATAGCTTGAAGACGCAAGAAGGCACTATTACTCGCAGAGTAATATCTCAATATTGGACAAGTGACTGGGAGAGACTGCACGAGTTCCTTATAAAACATGACGCACTGCACTTGCTTGAGAAACGAATCCACAATGGCAACATGAAAGAGTTCCTAGCTGAAAACCCTGACATATGTCCTGAAGGGCTACAGGCTAACAGTAAGTTTGCTATCTCTGTACGTAAGCCGACAAATAAGTGAACCGACTAGAAACACAAGACGGATGCTTTTTAGACCCTGTTACTTACGCACCTAAAGCGTCAATCAAAGTAGTAATAGCAGACGAAGGTTTGTTATCTAGGAACTACTACGATCACTCAGGCAATCTTAAGTGTTGGTCTTCGGACTCCAATACCCCCGACCCCAGCGTGTCGGTTGAGAACAGAGAGTCTGCTCGATGTATTGATTGTGTGCAAAACATAAAAGGTGCAACCGGATATAAAAGTAAACCTTGTAAGTTCTACACAGTTATTACCGTAGTAGAAGAAGAATCAAAAGCAGTGTGTAGTTTGAGGATTGGAGGCGCTAGCTTATTTGCCAAAGCGGTAAACAAGATGACTCTATATCAGTACCGAGACTATTTAAAAAGTAACGGAGAAGAACTTAACACTGTTTTGACAGAGATATATTTTGTTGAGACTTACAATCTACACAAGATGTATTTCAAACCTGCTCGACCAATTAGTACGGAAGAGCTAGATGCTGTAAACAAACTCGTCTTAAAAGACGGTGAATATATTAACCCTTTTGATAATGGAAATGAGAATATGAAAGACAACGAGCATATAATTAAAAATGTACTCGCGCATTACCCACGTATAAACCAGCCATATAAATGGAGTGACCAGCAAAATAAAAGTGTTCCTTGTGATGCAATGGATGACGGCGCTTCTTATGACTTAGGTTTTGTAATGAGTTTAGAGCAAGCCAAAAAACTGAATGCCCTAATGGGAAAAGTTTGGGAGGCTAGAAAAAAAGTTGACGATTCGTTCCCGCAAGGAGAATTTAAGAATCGTTTTAAAAAGCAAGGCGACGGAACTTATGTGGGTCTCGCTACGATAAAAGCTCAATATAGCGGTAAGAAAACTGGGATACCAAAGCAGTTTGATGTGAAAAATAATAAGCTTGAGCCAGACTTTGAGCTTACTCATGGTAGTTTAGTAAATATAGCGGTTAACTTTGCGCCTTATAAAAACAACGGTGGTGGAGTATCTCTTCGACTACGCGGGGCAATGATTAAAAAATTAGAGCCACGTATGGAAGCGTCTCCTTTTGATGTAGAAGAAGATGGTTTCACTATAGGTGAAGAGTCAGGTAGTCCGTTTACTGTTGAGGATTCTGGAGATGATTTTGAAGAAGCTACTACAACTGCTTCTGAACCTGATCCGTTTGATGACGAAGAAGAGCCGGTAGCGGAGCCGGTAAAACGTAAGAAGAAAAAGGAAGAGCCAAAGCCTGAAGGTGAAGACTTATCTTCTATTATAGATGAATGGGGGAGTGACGAAGACTAATGAGTTACGGTTATACAACTCGGCTTAATAGCCTTAATAAACAGGCAGACCGAACCTCACTGGGAGTAAAACTAGGAAGGGTATGTATTAAGCACGACATACCTGTTTCCGATGTTGCCTCTCAGTTGGGGGTCAGCAGACAGACGGTCTACAACTGGTTTATGGGTACGCACGAGCCGCACTCTGACTTAACTAGTGCAATTAAAAAGTACATAGCTAAGTTTAAACAATAATTAGAATTGGTTACCTAACCAAGAGGGCTTGGGGATAATCTGCCCCTGCAAATTATATGGAGAACTTTAATCTAATAGAACATGTAGTGCCGTCGGGAGGGTGGTATTGTGCAGTTGGCATACCCCCCGGCAAGAACCAAAAAGTAATTCACAAGTGGACAGAAGATAAAGAAGAACTACAAACTTTATTTGATACCTTTGCTTCTCAAGGTAAGCACGTATACTTCGGGCTAGCTAAGTACAAAGAAAACACTAAACGTACAGCAGACAATGTAGAGTCTTTGCAGTCTTTGTGGGTAGATATAGATTGTGGTGAAGGTAAAGCAAACGCCATCGAGCAATCAACAGGGCTACCCGAAGGTTACGCTACACAAGCAGAAGGGTTACGCGCTCTAGCTTCTTTTACTAAAACGCTAGGTCTACCAAGGCCAACACTAGTTGACTCAGGTAACGGCGTACATGCGTACTGGGCGTTTACTGAAGAAGTACCTAAAGAGCAGTGGATACCTGTAGCTAAACGTTTTAAGGAAGTGTGCGTTACTCAAAAGTTTTGCGCCGACCCTAGAGTATTTGAAGTAGCACGAATACTTAGAGTTCCTGGTACTCTAAACGTTAAGTACGATACCCCTAGTAAAGTAACTGTAAAACATGTAGCGGCTGCTATTCCGTTTAGTGAGCTACGTGACGTGCTTGGTGTTGACGAAGACGCAGTAGAGATACCTAAGACCGCAAAGAATCTTAGCTGGGAAGAACGTGTTTTTGCAGAAGATCATACTACTTCGTTCAAAGCAATTATCACTAGAGAAAACCCTTGTAAACAGCTTGTTGATTGCATTAAGAATCGAAAGACTTTAGCTGAACCTAGATGGTTCAACGCTTTATCTATAGCTAAACACTGTAACGATTCGGATAAGGCAGTACAT